TTAAGATTTCGATTGGATAAAGCTATAAGAAATATAATTAGAGATCAAGTTGTCGAAGTAAAAAGCGATCGTGACGATCTATTGATAGAGAACTGGAGTCGTTTGGCAGGATTAAATCGTTAATTTACAAATTTTTACTACAGAAACTTTGCGCTGGTTGATATAAGACCAGCGCATTATTTTTTTTATGATACATAGTGTTATGGGAGTTTCTCATAATGTCGACATTTTTAACAACGCTTAATCCAACACCTTTCGGTTTCTTCGACACGGATACAGCATTTCAATCTGAGGCTGATTCGATGATTACATTCGTTAAAAGAAAGCTCGGCGACGATGTTCTTTCTGTCGAATTAACTAAGAAGCAGATTTGGGCTTGTTTCGAAGAGGCGTTTCTGGAATACGGTTCGATCTTAAATCAATATCAAGCGAGAAGTCAATTATTAAATTTATTGGGATCCGAAACAGGAAGTTTAGCTGGTCGCGAACAAAAACTACCTCGCGAGACGTTAGAGTACGCTTTGCGTCTTGCCGAACCCTATTCTGCATATGCAGGTTTGGGTGGTTCGTATAACACAATGTCTGGTTCAATACAACTAAAGGCAGGAAAGCAGGATTACGACATATACACTGATTTAAAAGACGGAAATGGTAATCTTGTTATAAGTTCTTCTTTAAATCCGAATCACGGTAAATTAAGAATATATGAAGTCTTTCACTTGAGTCCACAAGCTGCGTATCGCTTCTTCGATACTACGTCGGCGATTAACTATTTGAACAACGAATTTTCATTCGAATCATTCACTCCCGAAACGGTATTCTACGTACTACCCGTTTTCGAAGACGTTCTTCGCGGCGGACAAATGAAAATGTCTAATAATGTTCGACGTTCGAATTATAGCTGGTCTATTTACGGGACGAAAATTAGAATATTCCCAGTACCGCAAGTAGATACGAACGTAGCATTCAACAATCTTTTTATGCGTGTTGGATTCCAGATGGACCCATTCAATCCTTCATTTAACGATCCTTCAATAGGTGGGGTCTCAAACCTATCAAATGTTCCCTTTGGAAATCTCGCGTATGATCACGTTAATTCGATAGGAAGACAATGGGTTAGAGAATATGCATTTGCGTTGTGTAAGGAATTATTAGGGCTTATTCGATCTAAATTTTCTACAGTGCCAATTCCTGGCGGTGAATTGACTTTAAATGGTGGAGACTTGATCAGCTCTGCCAAAGATGAAAAGGATAAATTGATAACGCAACTTAAGGAGATGTTGGACACGTTAACGTATGATAAGCTTATGGAGAGGCAAGCTCAACAGGTCGATAATCTACAAAAGGTCCTTAGAGCGATCCCGATACCTGTCGGAAAAGCAATAATAGTCGGTTAGGAGTAAACATGGCTCGCTTATTTATAACTCCAAGAGAACTGGATCTCATCAGTGATCTCACTAAAGAAGTGATCAAGGATGTCGCTGGTCAAAAAGTATTTTATTATCGAGCCAGGGCCGATATGTCGAATGTTAATGATTTATATCAAGAGGCAACTGAAAAAGTATTCGATTCTCCACTCGAATTAGAGTGTTTAGTAGAATGGAGTGAATACGAACAAACATCAACGAACTTCGGAGTCGATGCGAAAAATAATGTCAAGGTCTCGGTACACTATAGAGATCTATTAGATAAAGGCGTGACAGTAAGAGCAGGCGACTTCTTCTCATATGGCCCGGCATTCTACGAAATAGTTCAGGCTGTTAAAATTTCGAAAATATTTGGACAGGTAGAGCACACGACTGGATATAGGCTCGAGGGTAGATACGCTAGAGAAGGAATCATATCAAAACGTCCCAAAGGACCTACCGGCGAACACTTTACGGAATCCGACGCGGTGCAAACTATTTTCGTCCAGCAAAGAGGCGTTCAACAAAACGAACAGGGAGAAACGAACGATAAGCGCCAGCTTGTTGAAAATGGAACACTCGACGTGCCTCTGACCGGCCCTAGAAAGGTCGCAGAAGACGGCAGAAGCTCATCTTTTTATGGGGACGAGTAAGTAAATGGCTACACGTTATTCAAAGGCTATAGGTACTCCTGGCGTCATTCCGAGCGGCTATGAAATAACATCGCCCGATTCTAGTGATACGATAGCGTCTTGTGGTGTAGAAGATGTCGATCGAGCGTTATTCGCTTTATTTTCCGAGACTCTTCCGTTGTTTTATAAAGTTTCTAAAGACACGGGAGAACAACGCAGAGTACCAGTCATGTTCGCATCGGGCGAAAGATTCGCCGTACTTTCTAAGACAACACCGCTCAGAGATAAGAACGGTGCTCTTATTTTGCCCATGATTTCGATAACGAGAAATGGTCTTGAATTTGACTCTACAAAACCTGGCGGAACGTCAGACAAGTTACCAGAGACGATAATAAGAAAAAGAATTTCACCTGACGACGCATCATATCAAGATTTAATAAATTCTGCGAATCTAAAAAATTCGAGTTACGTGGGTCGTTCTTCTAGCTACGACTGGTTGAGAGCTAGCGGTAGAATGTTAGGCCCAAATTTAGATAGAAATCTTTATGAATTCACTGTTATTCCTACACCGAAATATTTCACAGCGAAATACGAAATATCTATTTGGTGCCAATATGTTCAACAATTGAATACTATAATCGAAACAATCGCAGGAGCATATCCGCAACCTGGTAATAGGACAATTAGAATAGATACAAAGAAGGGTTATTGGTTCGTAGCGTATTTTGAGTCCTCAGTTAATCAAGATAATAATTTCGGCGATTATTCAGATTCTGAAAGGATTATAAAAGCTACACTAACCGTAGAGGTACCAGCATATTTGATATTGCCACGAGCACCTGGCGTACCGAACGGAACTAAAAAATACTTTTCGGCACCTGAAATTTCTTTCGAAGTCGCAGTGACAAACAAGATAGAAAAGGAAAATTCTTCATCAATTTTATCAAGTGGAGATGTCGACAGATACGTACTCTCAGAAGTCGAAACTATCGAAGACGATAATCCACATGATTTTGTCGGTTCAAGTAATGTGAAAGTTGCAGAAAAAGAAGCAAGAAAAATCATGTCAGGTGATGTTCCTTCGAAAGCGACGACATCAATTGGCAGTTATGTTAATAAAAAATCGAATAAAAGAAAAATTGAACTTGAATTCGATCCATTAACTGGCAAAGAAGAAAATATAGTAGTTCAAGTAATAGATTCGAATCCAGTTCGAGGAGAGGAAGTTTATATAATCGATCCATTAGATCGTCGTAAATAAAGATTTCGAATCGGAGACAGATAGTTATATAGAGCACAGACACGTGTAGGGAGCTTATAATGGCTGAACAAACTTTTCGATCTCCTGGATTTTTTGAGCAGGAGATAGAACTCATCGCCGGCGCGACAGGACCGGTAGGCACGCCCATTGGCGTAGCTGGTACATCAAAACTTGGACCGGCTTTCGTTCCCGTGACAGTCGGAAATTTCGAAGATTTTCAATCTAGATTCGGTGGCCTCGACCACGAAATGCCAGCGACATACGCCGCGAACGAATGGCTTAAGCATCGAAGCGCTTTTACTTTCGTAAGAACACTTGGCGCAGGCGCAAACAAAACTATCGATGATTTTTCGACCACACGAGATGAAGGTACTGTTAAAAATGCAGGCTTTAAAATCTCATCCAGCATGGACTATTCGACGACCGGTGTTAGCGCTTCTGCTGAAGCTTCCGTAGTTTTCGTTTCAGCGCACCATACATTTTCTGCGAATGCAGATTTCTCTGCTCCTATGTTTCAAGATAATCCTTCATTCGGACCGAACAATGGTAATCTTATCAGGGGAATGATTTTCGTAGCCTCTGGAACAAGAATAGAATTACTTAGTCACGACGAACCATATAGCAAACTTAATCATTGTTCGGCTTCGATCGGAACAGGAGAAATGGACGGAAAGTTTAAGATAGTAATTTCTTCATCTGCTGCTGAATTTAGTTCTTATTCTTCCGGCAACTTTACCGGAATTAGAATCTTAACGGCTTCTCTTAATCCAAAAGACGATAATTATATTTCTAAAATTTTAAACACAGATCCTGATCTATTCGCAGAAAAGCGTCATCTTCTTTATGCAGATTTCCCAGTCGATATTGAAATTGCTTCTGTCGATACGACAGGTAGCGCAATAGCTGCGATGACTGGTTCTTCGACGTGGTTAAATAAATTCGGTCGATTCGATACACGTTATCAAACTCCCAAGACGACCAATTTTATTTCTCAACCATTTGGTAAGTTCGAATACGACCTGTTCCACTTCGAATCGATTTCTGATGGCGCAATAGCGAACGATTTATACAAGGTCTCTATTCAGAATATCGTCGCGTCGACCGACAAGTCGAATCCTTATGGTTCATTCGACGTAGTCGTAAGAAAATTCGATGACGACGATCTATCGCCACAGATAGTCGAATATTATCCGAAACTTAGTTTAAATCCAAACACAGAAAATTATATAGCCAAAAAGATTGGAGACAAAAAGGTTTCTTAT